TGGAACAGAAGTGAAGCCTTCCGCTCTAGCCTTAACGCCAATCAACGCAGTGTTGGGATAGGAAAATGAACGATCCAAAATGCCAACAATTGCCTTAAAAAACACTTGATAAACATGTTGCCTGTCTTCACCACTTCTATCAGCGGCGTCAGCGCTATTCATATCAACTTCCACCACCCAAGGACCAGTGCCAATTAAATTAAATTCATATTCAAAATCAACTGGCGTGCGGCTTTTGCCATTGATGGTTTTTTTAGAAACGACAAAATTGCTACCACCTTGTGGCCTGATACTGATCGTGAAGCTAATGTCATTTGCGGTCACGTCACCATTGTTTCTGTTGACGCGATAAAGAGCGGAAATGCCAATCCTCACTCTTAAACGACTTAATTGACTGTTAATCGTGGTGCGAGAAACAGACCCCGTGCTTTTCTTCACTTCAACGCCAACGCCTTGTTCAATCCTTACGTCATCAAAACCAGGCAATGCTGATTGAGATTGAGTGCCAGTACGATAACCAACACTTAAGTATTGCTGATCGAAATTATATGAACCATCGTCATTCTGAATTGGCACGCCATCGAGGAACGTTTTCTGTAAAGCCGCTACGCCGCTCTCAAAGCCTTCGATTTCGCCTTCTGATATGATGCCAAGGAACGACGCCTCAGAGCGGCTTCTAAGCGATTCTGGATCCTCATCAGGGGGATCCTGCGAGCGGCCTCCTCTTCCTCCGCCGCCGCCGCCTCCTCCGCCGCCGGAGCCCCTAATCCAATCCTCTTCGTTTAAATCTTTCAGTAAATCGTCCATTACGTCGGAACTGCTTGTGTTGTAATAGCAGAGGAAACAATCAATGGAGAATTAGCAAGAAACTTGCCATACAACACTGGAATGGGACGCCCTTGATTTGTTAAGTCAGCAGCGCGATCAAACAGAAAACTCTCTCTCCTTTGCACGTCAGAACTTGGATCAGGAATTTGAGGCTGAGGCGTTAACAATTGCGACACGCCATTAAACACCAAAGAAGCACCAACTGTAAACAACAAACCACTTCCCAAGGCGAACTTACCTCCAGAAAATCCCGCAAACAAACTACCAGCAGCAACACTGCCGCCAAACGAAACAAACGCCAAGCCAATCAGCGCAACGCCAAGCACAATCTTGCCAACAGAACCACCAGCACCAGAAATGATTGGAGCAATGATCAAACGATCACATGGCATCAACATATTCTCATATTCCATTCCATCGCTATCCCTGTCCACCACTTTAAATACGATATTGTTTTCATGAGCAAAAGCCAGGTATTCCTTGAATCCTTCAATTTGATGCGACAACGCAGAAATCACGTCACGAGGAGAACGCGCTACAAATTCATGCTTACGACCAAACTTACGGCCAAGTTCTCCTAGTAATTTGACTTTAATTGTCTTCATCGCATCATGCTCCGATGGCGCAGGATTTTATTGGTGTGCTTTCGCCAATAACCACCATAAACGCTGGCTTCCGACAGTCTACCAGTTAAATGATGATAAAAGACGCCAGAAGATAAATCATGCAACACGCCAACATGATTAGGAAAACTACATTGCATTTGCATTAAAAATATATCGCCCCTTTTTAAGTCATCATCGCCAATTTCAACAAAACCTTGCTCTTTGAAATTTTTCTCAAACATGCGCCAATCGCTGCTCTCCCATTCGCGTTCTTCTCCGCGAGGGAAATCATCTAAAGCAATGGAAAATTCTTGTTTGTAATAATCACAAATCAAGCCATAGCAATCGTAAATGCCATAAATCCATTGTCTCTCCAAATACGGCGCGTTTCCAGTTGGATCCATGTAGTGCCATTCGTTTGTCCCCATGCAATACATAACCCATGGCACATTTACTTGCTTGCAAGCTTTAATGTCTTCTTTACTGAATTTATTGTCAAATCCTAAATGAGAATGAAACACAGCATCAACGCCAATCTCATCAACACGAGCAAATGCCTCTGCACTAATTGAAAAGCATTGCGATGGAAGGGGATTAGTGTTTTTACAAGGCCAAAATTTCCCGCCAGCAATCAAACCACAACTCTCCTCGTCCCCATGCTTCCTAGCATGCGCCGCCATGTCTGCTTTCAGTAGAGTCCAGTCTGATGCCATTAGATTAGTGCCCCAGGAAAGCCACCAAAAGGCAGCGTAGCGTTTTGAAATCTTAGCCTACAACTTTCAACACGTTTGCCGCACACATCAGCATTGGGATCGCTCGTAGCTCTATCATTAACGTCAGCAACTGGACCTCCCGTATATCCGCATTCACTACTGCGATATTGCCATTGACAATAGTTTTGTGTGATAATGCGCTTAGGAAGCTTAAGTCCCTCCAAGTCAAACACGCTTGCCAATTGCCAAGTGATGGTCAATGTGTTTTCGCCGGTTTTGCGTTCAATGTAATAAATATCAATGGGAAATTCTTGAGTTGTATCAGCTCCAGGCTCACCATCCAAATACTTCGCTAATGTGCGTCGTCGCGTTACTTTTGCGCCAACTAAATCGTCAAGGCTACTAATCACTTGAGTGAAAGTGCCCAACACATTAGCCACAGTTAAAGTTGGTTGTGCAATTTGCCCCGTCGTGTTCTTGTCGTATCCAGCAGCAATGATTGGCAACGCCTCGTAAGTGTTGCCTTTCCATTGAATCTTTGTGTTGTCAGGTTTTAGCTGATTCGTGAAATAAAATTTATCGTTAGGGTCGCCAGTGATCACGGACAAGTCAAGATCAAACATCTCGACAATGCCATCGTGCCAACTTTTTTGTACGTCAGTTTCTAAACTCATAAGTCGTAAGCCCTTTTCACTTTAAATACAAACACATTAGACTCTGGCCCGTCAGAACGCCATGTCCATGTGCTTCCGTCAAGTCTATATTTATATACTTGACTGTCGTTTGTAAATTTAGCGTAGAAAAAGTCGCCTTCAAGATTGCTTAAAGAAGACTCCACAGAAGCCGCTTGCGTATCAGAAAGAGGCAGAGTTTCGATGGAATAAATATAGTCTTGGACATTAACGCCATCAGGCGCATTTTGTTCATATCCATCGCCAAATTGTACTTTCTTAATTCTTGTTCTACGTTCAAGATTCAATGACGCAACGCATGGAATGTCCGTAGAGTTTGCCAACACTTCAATCACGCTAAACGCACAGGAATATGAATCGTCTCCTTCTGGCGTGAAGCTCCATTGATTTGGCTGCAAACGATAAAGCCTCGGGGCAGAATCCAAATAAATCTGAGAATAAAACGAACCACCATCCAGATTTAATAAAATCGTCTCCAAGCCTCTTGCTGCTGTAAGAGACATTGGCCTTGTACGAATAGACGCAGTTTTTAAAGACTTGGATTCAATGGAAGGAGTTGCGGTGCCAGAAGATGACGCGATGCGGAAGATGTGCGTAGAGACAGACTGCTCTTGCGACTGACCGTAATCAATGGCAAATTCTAAAGTTGGTTCATACAGTCGTTCAACATTAATGACAAAGATGTTGGCTGTAGGACCAATGACGCGCCATGTCCATTCATCGTCAACAATGCGATATTTGTATTGTTGATCGTCAAAGTAAAATTGGCTATAAAAATAGCTTCCTTTCAGTGCTTGCAGTTGAGTGTCTAACGAATTAGCAATATCATTGTCAATGGGAACAGTTGTAATTTCATACGCAGAAACGCCAAGCTCATCCGTAGATGGACTAGCAGTGCCCGATGCGGCGGCAAGCTTAATCCTTTGTCCATAGGACCGTCTTGTTACTTCAAGACCGTATTCACATGGAAGAGCAAAAGTTGGTTGTGTCATCAGCGCTTACCTGCCAACACGCCACCAGGACGCAGTTCTTCAATGATAACCTGTTTCACTGCACCTTCAAGTTTACGTCCTAAATCATTCGCTTTTCCATTGCCTTCAGAACGAGCTTGACCATTGCTTACGTTCACTGTAATGTTGCTAACGATGTTCTTTGCGTCTCCGCCCAATTCAACAGGGATTGACTTTCCATCAGGCAATGGCACAATCGCTTCGTTGTAACGGCCTTCGCCAACAAGGCCAAGCGTAGGGCCAGTGACAATGCCGCCGTTAGC